TTTTGCCATTCCAGGGATTCTTTGTGCCGAATCTCCAAGCCTTTCCGACGTGAGGTCGGAGCATAGTCTCTTCGGGATGAGTGGACTGATACTCAAGGTTATGTTTAACATCCTCCTCAGGATGGACAAAGGGAAGTGCGCCGAGTAAGCCTTGGATAAAGCGCTCTCGACGGGTCACTGTGTCGGCCAGGACTGTGCATGACTTAAGGAGAACGATCCTTGTCACGAGCAATCCGCAATCTTGGGGTTCCGAGTCCCTATCATCAGCATAATCATTGGTAGCAATCCAGTTAACATTTGAATCGCAATCCCAAGGGGCCGTAAGTTCTCGTTGAATGTCCGAATCCCAAAAAGGGATGGCAGCTTTGGCGCGCCGAAATTTGCGCTTAGACACTGCTGTGACCGTGAAAGACGGGTATGGATGTTGGACACACAATTGACCGTAAGCTGAGGAGGGAATTCCTGTAGCGCACACGGGTGTGATGTCCTGGTCGAGAAACTGGAACCAAGATGCAGATTCCCCCTCTCCGTGGTCTGGTGCGGGGGCTTCCACTTTAGCGTCGGCTGGCTGGTCGACGAGGCCGAAGTTCGTCAAACTTGGCGTAACACAAACAGGGACGAGGGTTGCCTGCTTGGGGGGGGAAGAGGAGGAGGCGTCAGGTGTAGGGACTGAAACCCCTACTTTTAAAGTCTCTGACGACTTCTTCGATTCCTTCTGTTTCACGATATCGCGCTTAGAAGGAAGCTTAACCCCCCGGGTGGGACCCTTGAGATCCCTGGCCTTCTGTTCAGGCCGAGAGGGTTCTTTTCTTGTAGAACCCTGAAGCGTCAAGACCCTTTCCTCCTTAAGAGGGCAAGGGGTGCTCTTAGACTCAAGAGCCAGGGTTTTGGAGGGACCCTTAACCTCATCTTCTAGATCCCCAAAAAGGCCGAAGGAAGCACAACCAGAAAATGCTGAGAGATCGCAATCAGGTGAAAACTCAACTCTCTCTTCACGAGGAACCAATTGAATGGCGTTCCCTAGAGAATGGAAGTGCTCCTCGTCTTCACAGAGAAGAGGAAGGGGGGCGACACACTCAACCAACTTAATGGGCTTCTTCAGGGCAGGAGTCGAGGACTCACTAATCCGCCGAAGCGCTCCTTTAAGGGGAGTGCGGAGACGGTGGAAGTGGCTGGCACTTCCACACGTCCTCGCCAGCAGACAAGGGTCTACCGACGGAGTCGCGGTGCGATCAAGCTTAAAGTCCGATTCCGCAAGGACTCCCGCTTTGGGCATGGCTCTCTTAGAGCTTGGCTTCAATTTAGAATTTGAAGGAGTACGTTAAACTCTCGTGGAGTACTACAGGTGTACAAACCTGCAGTTTTTGAGCTCTTTCCCTACGTCAGGAATTTCGGCCTGGGGGTCATTATCCCCCAAGGTCCTGAGA